TCATTTACAGTTTCTTCTTTAACAGTTTCGTTTACAGTTTCTTCTTTAACAGTTTCGTTTACAGTTTCTTCTTTAACAGTTTCGTTTACAGTTTCTTCTTTAACAATTTCGTTTACAGTTTCTTCTTTAACAGTTTCGTTTACAGTTTCTTCTTCAGATTCAGTGATATCATCATCTTCTTTAATGATTTCTTCTTCAGATTCAGTAATATCATCTTCTTTAATGATTTCTTCTTCAGATTCAGTAATATCATCTTCTTTAATGATTTCTTCTTCAGATTCAGTAATATCATCATCTTCTTTAATGATTTTAATTAAAATTTCTTCTTCAGATTCTGTAATATTATGATTTTCATTAACAGTTTCTTCATTAACAGTTTCTATATTAACGGTTTCTTCATTAACAGTTTCATTAACAGTTTCATTTACACTTTCTTCATTAACAGTTTCATTTACACTTTCTTCATTAACAGTTTCATTTACACTTTCTTCATTAACAGTTTCTTCATTAACAGCTTCATTAACAGTTTTGTTTACACTTTCTTCATTAACAGTTTTGTTATATGAATTAGTAAAATTTAATTCTTCTTCTAAATCATTTTTTATCGATTCATTAGATTTTTCTTGGCTAGTTTCTTTTGTTATTTCTTTTGACATTTCTTCTAAAAATTTTATTTTGAAATGTTCAAGATCTGCATCTTGAGAAGGTAAAACAGATGTTCCTGAATTAGAAGTATGATGAATTGAATTATAAGATTTCTTTGGATGTAATCTTTTAGGAGATCCTGCTTTATTTTTCTTTACTTTTGTAAAAATAGGATCATTTTTAATTATTGAATATTGTTTATGTTTTGAATCTACAGTATTTGAATTAGAAATTTTTTTATTTTGTGGTTCTTGATTGGTTTCTAAGTGAATTAACTTATTTTTACCTTTGGATTTTTTAATAATATTTATTTTTGATTTTGAATTTAGAGGAGAATCTGTATTAATTCTATTATTTTTTGATTTTTCTTTTGTTTGAATTCTGTTTCTATTAATTAAAGATTCAAATGGTTGTGATCCTTCTTTATTTCCTGTTTTATATTTTGCATAATTTTCTGTTAATGGATTACTTTTAACTTTCTTTATATTTTTTTGAATGGGTTGTATTTCATTCATGTATAGTGTATCATAACTTTTATTATAAAAATAGAGATAAAACCAGAATCCTACTATGATAACTAGTAAGATTATTATTGATAAAATTGCAAATGCGATTTTTTGACCATGATTAGACATTTTCTTAATTTTTAAATGTATAAACGTTTATTTTAATTCTAATCTTTCAATAAATCTTTAAATAAAAAATAAAATACTATTTTATTTTTGTTAAAATTCATAAAGTTTGTAATATATTAAATATTTTAATTTAAAATGAAATTTATTTGTTTTTTAAAATCTTTTTTAGAATAAAATTTATTATTATTTTCAAAATTAAATATATTTACAATAAAATTATCTTTTAATGATTTATTCATACATTTTTCATATAATGAATATTGTGAAAGATAGTATATATTATTTTCTAATTTTAAATAAACAAGATCTTTTTTTGAAGAAACAATTTTATATAAATTAAATTGTTTGTTAAAAATTGAAGTGAAACTTATTATGAAACCAAGAAAATGCAAATAATAATCGATATCATTAATTGTAATTTTAATAATGAAAATAATTTCTATATCTGAAATAATTCGTATTTTAATATCTGAAAATTTGAATGTAAAATTTGATTCTATGAATTTTAGAAAAGTCCAATAATTATCAGATATAAAAGCTTTTGATTCAAATACTCTGAAAATATCAAAATCTTCAAAATTAAGATTATCCATAATGTTCATTAAAAATATTTATTGAAAGGTTTTTTTATCAATTTTAATATTTAAATGATGTTACGTATAATATAATTAATCCTAATTTTATATGAAATAAAATGAATTATGATAATGATGAAAATAATGAAATAATTGAACCTACACAAACAGAGATAAGAACTGTAAAAGGAACTGGTAAAAAAATTATTGTTAAAGAAAAAACTATTGAAGATATGTCTTTAGAATATTTAATTTCATTTATTGCTAAAGGTATTACAAATAAAGAAGATTTTATAACAAAAATTAAACATCCTATGTTATTACTTCAGGCCTTAATTGAATTTGATAAGATAATCGGCCAGAAACTTATGAAACAACAAATTGCTAAATGTGTTGTAAGACTTTTAATTCCTAGAATTAGAGGAGATCCATATGAGAAAGAAATGATGCATTCATTAATTTATGGGCCTCCTGGAACGGGTAAAACTGAGTGTGCTACAAAAATTGCTAAAATATTTTATGCTATTGGATTTGGTAATGTTGAAAAAAATAAAAATAAACGCGCTTTTGAAAATTCTACATTAAAAGATGAATTTAATGATCTTTTAAATCCCTCTCAAGGAACTGCGTTAATAGCAGCTTTAATGGCTATACCTATATTAATAGCAGTTTTTACAACTCTTATGAGTTTACATTCATCGTTGGGATTTTGGAAATTTATAACATTAATGTGTTTAATAGCTTTTGCTGCATTTTTTATATATTTCTGGGTTAGTGGGTATTCTTCAGAAGAATCATTTGGTAATTCATTTGAAAGTAGTATAGATTCTGAAAATTCTGAAAGAAATATTACTAATATTTCGAATAGTGATATTATTAAAATTACAAGCAGAGAAGATTTTGTTGGAAAGTATGTAGGGTGGTCTGAAGAAGCTACTAAGAAAATACTTGATTCGGCTTTAGGAAAAGTATTATTTATTGATGAAGCTTATTCTTTAAATAATGGTGGTGATGGGTTTGGAAAAGCAGTTCTTGATATTATTAATAGATATATGACTGAACATGCAGGAGAAATAGTAATTATATTTGCTGGGTATGAAGATCAGATAGAAAAATATTTATTAAATGCTCAAGAAGGACTTTACAGAAGATTTACACAAAAATTTAATTGTAATGGTTATACTGCTGATGAACTTTTTGAGATTTTTATGTACCATCTTGAAGAAAGAGGAAAATATAAAATAGAAATTAATAAAGATCTAAGATGGAAACTTGAAGATGAAAATAAAGTAAAAGAACTTTTTCACCAAAATGAAAGTTATTTTCCAAATTATGGTGGTGATGTAGTAAGTCTTTTAGCTTTTGCTAAAAGAGATCATGATACTGTTATGTTTAAAAATCTTGATTTTAAAACAAAAACTTTAACATTGGAAAATATGAAAGTTGCGTTTACTGAACTTAGGAATAATTCAAAAACTAAAAATCATACTTCTGGTGAAAAACTTTCTGATATTTCTAAATATGAAGATCTTTTTAAGAAATTGGTTAAGGAAGCTTAATAAAATCTAAAATATAAAACTTTTATATTTTATTTTATTCAAAATGAGATTAATTTTTGAAAATGATAAAAATTTACAGGAAGATTTACTATTTCAAAGTGAGTTTAATAAATTAAAAGTTGAAACCGGAGATATTATTGTAACTTCTTCAAATTCTTTCATGGGTTCCATAGTTAAAATGTTTACGTCATCAAAGATGACACATGTAGGAATTATTATCAACTACGATAAAGAAGGAAATATAATTTTTGGAAATTCAAATGATATTTTTATTACTTTAATTTTGGAATGTATAGCTGAAAGTAAATATAATTGGTTGACTAAAAAAATTAGTAATGGTGTCGGATTATATGGATTTAGTAATAGTGCTAAACAATTAAATCTCTTGAAAAGATCTAAGAAAGAATTCAAGGAAAGATTAAATTCTGAAGATATATACAAATTTATTAATGAATTTATTGAAAAACCTATAAGTAATTATATTAAATTTGTTGCAATATGGTTAGGATTTTTCATAGATAAAGATTCAGAAATTATATGTAGTGAATTTTGTTATAAATTTATTGAAAAATTTATGGTTAAAAATGATAAAAATATAAAACATCATTCAATGGTTCATCCAAGATATTTTACAGATAAAAATACAGTAGTTCATAATAATAGAGAAATTATTTACAACAATACAGATTATTACAATGCTATTTACTTACTATTGATTGTTTTTGGTGTTTTTTTTATTATAAGTATAATTTTATTGTGTATCCCTTGTATTATAAAAAAAATTTACATTAAAAATTAATTTTCATTTAATATACCTATATTTTTCAGAAAATAAACTATGTATCTTATCATTGTGGATATCATTCGTAATCTTGAAAGTTCTTTTTTTTCAGGTGAATCTACTTTGTAATCTTTAATATTAAATATAAATTTATCGGTATATTTTCCTAAAAAATCTATATTCATATTTTCTACAATAGTGTCTAGATTCATATCACAGTCATAACAAAAAGCTACACAATAAGCAAGCATAGTCATATTTAACTGTGATATCCTAGGCATTGTAGATATAGTATTTTTTAATGATAATCTTAAAATTTCTGTTGATCCTTTAAAAGAAATATTATCAATTTCTTTCTTGAATTTATCGGCTGCAAGTTCTTCAACTCTCTTAGAGATAATTATTTTAGTTTTTTTGCCTTTGTAATTATTCATTCTTATTTTATTTATTTTTCAAAATAGAATGCAAAGAAAGAAATTATTTAACAATGTACATGAATCTTTTCCTAAGAAAGAATTACAACCATTTATTAAAAAAGTTGAAGTAACTACTCTTAGTAGCGTTTTAGAAGGTATAATGATTATTCCAATGATAAATCTAATTAATAAACTAGATAATTTTGAAATAGATTTTTTAGATAATGAATTTGAATCTGTAAAACAATACGAATATGTAATGAATAAACAAAATTTTAAAGATATTCTTAATTATGATGGTGATAATTATAATTAATAAGTTGTAACGTACGTATTTTGAAGATTTGAAAGATTATACGAAAGAATATTAAATTCTGAAAAAGAAGTGAAAAAATTACTTCCTTCAATATTATCTTTTACTGTGTTACTACACGTCCATATATACAAATCGAATGGAAATAAGAAAATACCACCATCTATTTTTGTATTATTTCTTAGAGGAATATTACATGCTGTATAATAATTATTTAAATATAAAAATGAAAGAAGAGATGTATATTCACTTGTTTTAAGTAACGAAATGAGTTGTTCTACATCAGAATCTGTTCGATCCCCAATGTAGATTATCCTAGGAAGATTTGTATAATTAATAAAATTAAGATAATTAACTGTAAATTTTGGAATGATGACCCATAAATATCCATTCTGTGAATATTTATTTTTAATAGTGTTATCAGAAATAGAATTTACGAAAGTAACATTACCAATTTTAGGATCACTAATACTAAAATTTAATCCTGTAAGATTATTATTAACAGGATTTATGGTATAAGGTATACTAATATTTATTGATTGTTCAAGTAATTCAAAAAACATTAGATAAGAATTATCATTTCTAAGATAAGCTTTAACAAAAAATTGTGAATTACTATTTTGTTGTATTTGATTATTTCCAGAATTTTGAATAATGGGATTTCCATTAGAATCTAAATCTGTAATTTCTATAAAACTTAACTGAGAAGAATCTGTAATATTACAGATTGGTTGACCATTCTCAAAATTAAATGGAATAGATGTAATACACTCGTTTGCTCCGCAAAATGTGCTGTTGTAATTTATATTATTTATGTATGGGGTTCCTATACATATTACTCCCATACTATTTATACAAGTAGTGATTTCTGGGCAAGGATTTCCGCTACATGTATTTTTAGTTGTATCACATGGAACGTAAATTTCTTTTGTAGTTCCTTTCGAAACTAATGTTCCATCGGTATTTGTACAAAAATCTGAAACGCATGTCTGAGAAGCTTTTACAGCAAGAATTTGATCGGATGATACACATAAATTTGGATTACTAGGAAAATAACTTGTGAGTGAATTTAATTGTGTTACATTATAAGATGGTTTTCCAAGTAAATATTCATTGTAGTAATACGAAAAATTGGGATCATTACCATTTATTTTACCAATAACTGATGAATTAAAAGTGTATAATAAACATTGATTAACAGAATAATCGATTGGATTAGTAACCCATACTGTAATATTTCTTTCCTGTTCTGAAACATTAATTGAATTTTCAATGTTATTATTAATAGTTTCGGATAATATATTTTTCTTGTATTTGTAATAAAAATAGATAGAAATTGTAAAAATAATAAAAATTATTGATAAAATTAAAATCCCTACTGATACTGTTATAACATCTTTTTTCGATTTTTTTTCTTTTTCTTGTGAGTGACTTGTTTCCTCAATTTTAATTTCTGAGCTTTCAAGATCCATTTATTAAATTACATTTTAAATCTTTCTTGAGTTCATAAATGTCGGATTTATTATTAAAATTTATAAGAAATTTTGAAAAAAAAGCTGTTAAAATTAAAAATTTTGAACCATTTTCAAAAAATAAAATAAAATTAATTTCGGAAAATGTAATTATAAATTTTATGGGTGAAAGTAATAACAAAGGAGAATTTTATTACTCTTCAAATAATAATGTTTATATAGTTTCTATTATTGAAAATAATAAAAATTCTCTGAATAATTTTGAAATCGAAGAAGAATTAAGAGATTCTTCCATTTCATTTTTCAATAATTATTTTTTCACCATTTTTATTAATACTTTTATAAGTAAATTTACTAATAATATTATCGCAAAAGGAGTTTATGGAAATGAAATTCAAGAATTTCAAATTTTAATTTTTAAAAAAAATGAATTATTATTTTTTGATGATGATCAAATCAAATGTATAAAACTTTTCAAGAATTGTATCAAATTATTAAAAGATGTTAAATCAAAATATTATCTGAGTTTTAATAATTTCATTTACGGAACAGAAATTATTGTTAACGAAGAGAGGCAACCAAAAATTAAAAATGTTTCAAAAAGCACTTTAATATTTAACTTAGAAAATTCAGAAGTTTTGGTTATGAATGAAGGAATACAAGACAACCATAAATTTGAAAAACTTGAAGAAAAGTTTGTATATAAAAAAACAGATAAATATATTTCTTTCAAACTTTCTTCATATAAAGATTCTCTTACAGATTATCTAGAATCAACTGTTGTATTAAATTATGATTTTTATAGTTTTCTACTTTCTTGTTTTTCATCAGAACATTTTTATCAAATTTTTTTAAAACATAACGAAATAAAAGATATTTATAAAGAATGGTTTGATAAAAATGATTTTGAAATTCTTATCAAATTTCTATCTGAAGAAAGTTTTAGAAATTCCTTAAGTGAAATTTCAAATATAAATATCTTTCTTCAAAGTCATAATATAAAAATTATTAACTAAGTGATATTAAACTTTAATATTACTTTTTTCAAGGAAGATTTTTTAAAAGATCTTCCTCAAATTTTTTATTGCTTAAAGTTAGAAATTCATAATGATCTTTAATGATAACACTTACATGTTCTCTAGTATTACTTATAGAATTTTCTAGAGAACAATTTTTAATAGTATCTATATCTCCAAAAATAATACATATATTTTTAGATCTGCTTATAGCAGTATATACACGACGTTTATTTACAAATGAATTACTAGAATTTTGTGGAACGTAAAATATAATGGTATTCCAATCAGAACCTTGTGATTTATCAACGGTTATAGCATATGAAAGTGTAAGCATTCTTGTGTAAAGGATAGAATCATCAGAATCATTAGTTTTTTTATTGGTTTTTATTTTAACATTCTTCATATTATTAACTATAATTTTAGTATCTGAAAATTCTTTATATTTTTTATAAGAAATCCAGTAAAATAAACTATCACTAATGTTTTTGAATTTTACTTCTACATATCCAGCATTAGAATTTATTGATTTTACAATTCCTTCATCACCATTGAATATACTTTGATTTTCAAAAATAATATTTTCGGTCATCATTACTCGATCACCTATATACCATTTCCTATCATTTGATTCTTCTAAAAATTCATTGGAAGAATTATAAAGTTCCTGACAGAATTTATTAATCATTATGTTAGTTTTGTTGTAAGGTGTTATGATTGTAGTACTATTAACATCATAAATATAATTTCCTTGATTTTCATCAATTATTTCTTGATTTTCTATTGTGGAATTTTGGGATGTTTCTTTCAATTCTTCTATATTAGCATTGTGATAACTTTTGATAATTTCAAAAAGATCTTCTTCAGAAGAATTATTATAAATTTTAAAATTCCATCCTTCTTCAAATTCACATTTTTTTTTATTACATGATTTCAGTAAATGAATGTTTTTTATAATATAATTTTCTTTATCACATAAATTAACACGATAATTTGTGTTAAGAATGGATGTTGGAACTAATTTTGTTTTCATAACCTGTGACATGAGTTCTCCCCAATAAATTGGAGGAAGTTGGTCTATATCACCTACAAAAGTTATATTTTTACAAAGATTAAATTTCTTGATAAGTTTAAGAAAAAGATCTGTAGTAACCATAGAAAATTCATCGATAACAATTCTCAGGGAAGAAGTATTTGCTATTTTATTAGAATTTAAAGAAGAATGAATGGTCATTATTTTTTCGGAATTAATTTTACTTCTGATATTACTTACAGCTTTTCCTACAAAAGCACATATAAGATAAGGTATCTTATTTTTCTCGTAAGTTTCTATAAGTTCTTTAATAATAGTAGTTTTTCCTGTTCCTGGGCCTCCTGTAATAATATTTAAATTGTAAATAATAGAAGAACAGATAGCAATAACTTGCTCTTTTGTTAAAAAATTTGGAAGTTGAACTTTAATATCATTAATTTCTAATAAAATTAAATCATTAGATTTTTTAGTAAGAAATTTATTATCAATTTGTAAATTTAGATCATCAAAAAATTTTTTTTTAAACGAATTGTCAAAGATTAATTCAGCAATTTTTTTTGAAATATAACTTTCTTTTTTGTAAATGGGTTTAAGACAGATAGTATTATAAGGACTTTTATGAATAAAATATTCTTTTGAAAGTCGTTTAATGTACATTTCTTCAAAATTATCAAGTAATTTATTAGATTGAGATTCTGTAATATACGTAGATTTATCATATTGAAGTTTTTTATATAAAAATCTTCCAACTTCTCCTAATCTATAATCCTCAAATGATTCTTTAATTCCGAAAATTTCTTGTATATTAGTAATAGATTCGGTAGGTAAAAAATATAGTGTATGAGGGTTTGTACGACATCTATAAATAACATCTACGGGATTCATATCATTTTCCTCGATAAGTTCCATACTAATAGAAAGATATTTCAAAATTTTTATTATAAATTCCGTGTAACACTGTGATAGAAAATTTTCTATTTTTGATAAATCAATAATATTAGTAAGTAAATCATTTTTTATTCCATTTATTTTGTATTGATAAGCTTCATTTCCTAAAAATTGTGCAAGTTCAATTTCGTTAATACTAATGGTTTCTGTTAATGAATTCAAAATTTTATTGGAAATATTTTCTGAATGAAAAATATTTTTAAGAATTCCGCCTATTTTTTTCTTATAATGAAAAGGATCTATGGAAATAATTTCTATAATATTAAATATTGGTTTTTTTATAGATTTTTTTTTGGAAATATCTTTCTCAAATGAAAAATGAACAAAATCAAAATTTGTAATATTTATATCTTTCAATGATTCATATACAAATTTATATTTCTGGACTTCGTTATTTTTTAAAATAATACCAAAAGTTACTTGGCGTTTTACACCAAAAGGAAGTTTTTTAGTAGTTGCAGGATAATAATTTGTTTCATAGGCGTAACCTTGAATGTAATTAATATTATCCATTAATAAACAATTTTCATTTAATTTAAATGAAAAATATTTTTACTCAAATTGATTTACTTAGGATGAGATTTGTAAATATTTATTGGTGAAGTATTTACTGAAACTTTATTTACATTAACATTTCCAAAAGCACTAATAATATTAGAAATATTATTGTTGGGAATTGGTTCTTCATAAATTCTTGTTTTAGGTTCATTAGAAATATTACATGAAGAACAATTTTTTTCTTGTTCTTGTGTAAGATTTTTAGCTGAAAAATATGTAAAAGATTCTTGAAGATCTACTTGAGATTTACCTAATCTTTCATTTACAGCGTTATGAAATATATTAGTATAAATATATGCTCCATTTTTCATTCTTTTGTATTTTTCAAAAGAATTTGTATTAAGGTAATTACCAAAGTGTGTTTTACATTTTTGACATTTCATAGTATCCTGCATTAATCGCATAAAATATTCAAAAAATTTCCATTTAACAGGATCATCTTTAACATCTGCTGCTAATGTGTGTATTGCGTACCATAATCCTGGTCCAAAAATATCTGGTGTGTATGTTTTTTCAATATTCATTTCTATTTTTGATTTAGAAGTTAAATTATTTTTTTATTAAAATCTTCTTCTGCTAGTCGATATAACAGGACTTAATCTATTAATGTTAGGAGAAAATGATTTACCATTAGTAGTGCTTAAAGGATTTTTAGGTTTACTAGTAGGACTTCTTGGAAGACTTGAAACATCTACTTTTTCACGTTTATTTCTCTTTGGTTCCTTTACTTTTATCTCTTCCTCTTCATCTTCTTCGATTTCAACTTCACTTTCATCATCTTGAACTTGATCTACTCGTATTTTTTTCTGAAATCGTGCAATAGGCTCTAAAGCTACATCTACTTGATGTTTCTTCATAAAATCTTTATATTGTTGAGAATCTTTTCCTAGAGACTGTAAAGTTCTAAAAACTTCTATATGTTTTGAATATTGTTCAGGATTATCTAAAAAGTTAATAGCTTTTACAAATTTTTCTTCAGAATTTGAAAGAAGAGGAAATCCAGGTACAAAGTAAAGTTTTGAAGTAGGACCCGGAAGAGAAGGTCTTATCTTAACTTTAGATTCAGTGTCAGTAATATCAGAAACATCAAGATACATACCTTCTTTTAATTCATCGAGACGGTCTTGAAGTTTTTTACTTGTGAAATCAGGAACTTTTCCTTTTTTACTTGAAGATTTAGAATTCTTTTCTTCTTTTTTACTAATATATTTTTCATACTTCTTCATAAATTTTTCAATAATTTTCTTTTGTTCAGCTTCATTTTCATAAACTGCTTTTATAACTGTAGAATAAGCTTCTGGATTGTCAGAAATAATTTTTACATTTTCAACAAAAATAAATTTACCGTTTCGTGTAGGAGCATCCCTAGTTTTAATTTTAAGATTTCCATCCTTCATAGAAGCTTGAAGTACTTTTCCTGATTTTAATTCGTTAAAAAGATTAATAATTTTATCATTAGATACTGTTCTAACAGAAGTATTTCTAGTAGGACTTCTCTTAGGGCTACTATTTCTTTGAATTTTTCTCGGACTTCTCTTAGGACTGCTATTTCTTAAAGGACTTCTTGAAGATTTAGAATTTTTAACTACTCTTTTAGGGCTTCTTTTAGGGGAAGCTCTTTTAGCTGCAGAAGGACTTTTATTATTTCCTTTAGGTGAGATTCTTTGATTTTTCATTGGACTTCTAGTTGACATATTTTATTTATTCATAAAAATCAACAACTTTTTTTGATAAAAATATTTTAAGTAATTTAATAAATTACTTTTTGATAAGATTATTTTAAAGTTTCTTTTGAGGAGAAACTGATCTAGATCGTCTAACAGCCTTTTTCTTTGGGCTTCTCTTTAATGATCGAGAAGGAGTTCTCTTTGGCGATGCTTTTGAAGCAGCCTTCTTTCTCTTGGCAATCTTTTTTGGGGAAACTAGTTCATTCATCATTTGAACTACAGCTTTAGGAGAAGCAGAAGCAGTCTTTCGTAAAACTCGTCTCTTAGGACTTACAGATCTCTTAGTAGATCTGCGGACAGAACTCTTTCCAGATTTATTATTATTTTTTTTGACAGATCTCTTTCCTGCTTTCTTAACAGATCGTCTTACAGAATTAGTTAACGATCTCTTTACAGATCGAGATGGAGTCTTTCTAGAAGAAACCTTCTTGGGACTAGCCTTTCTCTTCGGAGAACTGGATCTCTTGGGGCTATCCTTTCTCTTTGGGCTAGCCTTTCTCTTTACGGGACTAGCCTTTCTCTTTACGGGACTAGCCTTTCTCTTCGGGGAAACAGATCTCTTGGGACTAGCCTTTCTCTTTGCGGGACTAGCCTTTCTCTTCGGAGAAGAAGATCTCTTGGGACTAGCCTTTCTCTTTGCGGGACTAGCCTTTCTCTTCGGAGAAGTAGATCTCTTGGGACTAGCCTTTCTCTTTGGAGATTTTTTTCCTTTCTTAGGAGTTTTACTCTTAGATCTACTCTTAGTCATAGCGTGTTCTTCATTCCATTGTTGAAGAGCATTAACGTCAGCATTATCTTTATTCATTGTATTTTTATCAAAAATAAAAAAATTAGCAAGTTTTTCTAATTCTATCAAAATTTTTTTCTTAATACTTTTATCAAATAAATTTTTTTGTTCATTAAGATTTAATGAAATATTAGTTTTTGTATTTTCGATGAACTCAGAAATTTTATTTTCTTCAAAAATATCTAAAATTTTAAAAAAATCTGAATCGAATATTTCTTTGAAAATTGTAGGAGCATTTTCAATAAATTCTGACGTATTTTTTGTATTTTCTTCTAAATTTGGAAAATCCGGAAAATAAAATACACGTATTCTTACAAGATGATTTCTAAACTGTTTTGTTGGTATTTTATCACGGAGTTCTAAAAGTTCGATATCTGACATATATTTATCTAATTCACCTTTCTCAGTAAAATATTTTACAATAGAATTTATATTGTCTGATACTATTGAAGGTTCTGAAGGAACACAATAATATTTTTTAGAATTATCTAATTCGTGATTAGAAATAAAACAACATACTTCATCAGTACAATATGTAGATAAATCTATAAGATCTACTTCTGGAGAAATATTTGAAGCTTTAGTATTATTAGAGTTCATTTCCGAATTTTTTTCAATATTCATTTTAATTGTAAATCATAAAAAAATATAGTTAAGAAAAATTTTAAAATGATTTTAATGATTTATACATTTCCTTATTTAAATGAACAGTGAAATTGCTAACTTCTTAGATAAAATTGCTATGTATTTAAAATTTACTCCTGAAACTACTGGAAGTTCTATTGGATTTACTAAATCTGCTAGCATTATAAGAGAATATGAAGAAGAAATTACACTCAAAAATTATAAAAATCTTATTAATATTTCTGGTATTGGTGATCATACAATAAGTGAAATAGGAGAATTTTTGAGAAAGGGAACTAGTAAAAGATTAGAAAAGTTAGAAAAAACATATAAAGACCGTGTAAAGATCTTAGATAAATTTATGAAGATATATGGTGTAGGACCAATTCATGCTTATATCCTTTACGAAGCTGGAGCACGATCATATAATGATATTAAAAGAATGGGTCTTTTGAAAGAATGGCAAATTGAATACATCAAATATATTAAACAGCTGGAAACGAAGATTCCTAGAAATGAAATGTTAGATATTAATGAACATTTCAAAGATTCACTTTCTTTTAATTTTGAATTTGCGGGTTCTTTTAGAAGAGGTCAGAAAAGTTCTTCTGACTATGATATGATCGTAAGAGGAAGTAAAGATATTTCTATGAAAAAAATTTTAGAAGAACTTGATGAATATATTCTTTTTTCTTTTGGAACAAAGGGAAAAGTATTTCATGGTGTAATAACATATGAATATGGAGGTGTTGTTAAGTATAGAAGAATTGATATTTCTATCGTTCCTGAAAAATATTATCCATGTTTTTTACTACATTCTACTGGTCCAAAAGAATTAAACATTGCTATGAGTACTTATGCAATTAAGAAAAATTTTACACTTAATAAATATATGCTTGTAAAACATTATGAAAATGAAGATAAACTTATTCTTGTAAAATCTGAAGAAGATGTGTTTAGAACTTTAGGTCTTGAATATATCCCTCCTACTGAGAGAACTTCTAAAAGTAAATTAATTCCTATGAATAGCTCAATTAAAAATACTAAAAGTACCACTTCTAAAAAATCTTATCAAAAAAATAATAAAAATTAAATTGAAATAAATATTTTATTTATTTCTAATAATAAAAACTATATTTCCTACTTGAAAAATAAATGGGTATCCCTGGATTTTATGGAAAATGGATTGAAAGATATGCTAGAAAAGCTCTTATTTCTAAAGATAATTTCAATAAAAAAAATATTAAAAATATTTCTAATAATGGTGAATTTAAAAAAGATGAAAATATAGAAGAATACATTGAAGTACTCTCACTTGCTGTTGATGCTAATGGTTTAATGCATGAAGCTGCTGCTGAATGTTATGGATATACAGGAAATGGAGAATATGATTATTTACGAATGAATTATATTCAAACTTTAAATGAAAAAGAAGCTACGATCGAATTTATAAAAATAATTCAAGATAAAATAATTGATTTAATCAATGAATTTAAACCCACAAGAGCATTTATTTTTGCCGTAGATGGTGTAGTTCCTTTCGCAAAAATTATTCAACAAAGACAACGGAGATTTAGACCAAAAGATGATTCAAAAGGTAACTTCAATTCCAGTGCTCTTACACCTGGTACTGAATTAATGGAAATAATTCATATAAATCTTCTTAAATTCTTTACTTTTTTAAAAAGTAAACTTCCAAGTATTAAATTTTTCTATTCCAGTTATAGAACTCCTGGTGAAGGAGAACATAAAATTATGAATATTTATAGATCTTCTGAATTCGTAAATATTAGAAATGTAAGTGATAGATATTATTCTCAAAGGCAGCCTTATGGTGTTATACCAAAGAGACCTGTAAATGTTATTCATGGATTAGATGGTGATTTAATTATTCTTTCGCTAATTTCACCCTTGAATAACATTCACCTTTTCAGAAAAAGTAAAGATTCAGATATTGTCCTTGATATTGATTCTATTAAAAATATTATTTACATTAAATTAGGAAATAATTTTGATACTACGATATATGATTTTTGTCTTTTAATGACTTTCGTAGGAAATGATTTTTTACCAGCACATCCTTCTTTTGAATCTGTAAGAAATGCACTTGATAGAATGATTGATATTTATCGAAATAAAATTTTAAAAATTCATAAACCTATAGTTAATTCTAACAAATCTATTAATAGAAAAAATTTCTTTAATTTTATTCATGTTATGAGTTCATTTGAAAATAGTTTCTTTGAAGATCAACTTTTAAATGAATATAGAAATAATAAAATTAGAGAGGATTTAAAAAATTCTAGTACAAGAGGTGATTTTGTAGAAGAAGATAAGAAAACATTTATTCCTCCACCTCCTTTTACAACACTTCTTGAATCAACTATAACTTCTGGTGATTCTTCGAAATTTGAATTAGAAATTTTTAAAGAAAAATGGGAAAATAATATTATAGGATGGAGAGGAGAAGAAACCATAAATAAATTAAAATACGAAATAGATAAATTTGAAATTCCTGTAAAATCTATAGATGATGTCTGTAAAAATTATCTTGAAATATTTTTTTGGATTTTTAGTTATTATTTTAGAGGAGATTCTTACATTGATTGGTCTGTATGTTATGAATTTTATTTTGCGCCGCTTTTTGTTCATTTAAATAATTTTCTTACGAAGAATGGACCAGAATTATTTTTCGATACTCAGCAGGAAGATTTTAATTTTACATGTATTCATCAGTTATTATGTGTTCTTCCAGAACATTCTTTCGATCTTTTACCAGAAAAAATAAGAAATAAAATTATTGGTAGTAATATTACTGATCTTTTCCCAAAAAATTTTTCTTATTTTTCTGAAGGAAAATCAGAACATAAAAAAATAGCTTTGCTTCCATTTCCTGATAGAAAACGTATTAATGAATTTCTTGAAATTCATGGAATTAACAAGGATCATGAATTACAAAATATTACTAGAACTGAAAATATGTTAATTATGTAAAATTGTAATATATAAATTAAAGTTACTTAAATTAAGTAACTTTTTGAAAAATTATTTAAGGGTAGCAATAGAATATGAGTTAGAATTATTATCATTGAATGATGGAGGTGTCATTTTTCCTTTAATAATTGTAGGAATTTTAATTTCCATTTTAAAGGATTCGGTAATACACAATTTTTTAAATTCATCAACCGAATTTTCAAAATTATAAATAACTTCTTGAATAAAATTATGAAAATTTTGACATTCTTCTTTAATAATATTAGGTTCTATTTTAATACTGTCAAATCTAAAATAACCATATTTTTTCCGTAAATGAGCTACAAGTTTTCTTCTTTCTATTTCAATATTAATGCAAAAATCAGTAAACATTAAACCAAAAGTTTCTCTTAATTCAAATCTTTTAGTATTTTTTTTAAGTTTTTCTCTTAAAAGATAAATTTTTCTTGCAAATTCTTCTTTAAGAATTTTATTCATCACGAAATTAACGCGTATATTTTCAAGTTCTCCATTAAATTTTCTAATAGAATTTCTTTTCATATTCTCAATATTATGTGTTAATAATGTACTTAATTCAAAAACATATGTAAAATATGTTGTAATATCATTAAAATGAAGTTTAGAATCTTTTAGAATAAAATTTTTGGAAAGGGTTTCAATAATAGTATTGAAAATAAAATTATTTTGGTTCGAATAAAACCATATATTTAAAACATTGTTGCATGGATTTATTAAATCTGTGCCATTTAGATCCCCATTAAATTCATTATCATAAGTTTCAAAAAGTTTTTCAAATTCATGAAAGTTTATCGTAGTAATTTTGTTATATTTATTTATATAATATTTGTTACGCTCTTCAATTGATATCGTTTGTGTATTATTATTTTGATAGCCAGTCGCATTTGTATTTCTAAGATGTTCAGTGTAATGAATATTGTGAAAAAATCTTCTATCTTTAATGATAGTTAATGTATTCCAATCGAATGATGTGTTGCAATTAGTACACCACATTTGACTACATCCTGAAATTTTGTAGATTATTGATTTACAATTTGGACATTTCTTTGAATCTTTTTTAATTAATTGTAGAGAACTAATAATATTGGGATCACATACATGTTTTTCTTTTTTATTTTCGGGTTTTGGTGCTTCACATCTTTTACAGAATTTTGTTTCACAAAAAGAACATTTCATTTTAACAAGAACACCGGAACAATTTTCTTTAAAACAATTTTTAATTTCTTCCACCATTACTATATTTGAAGTATCTTTTTTTAATGATAATTCTTTAAAAGGAATCGTTTCAGGTGTATAATTATAAACTTCCATATAATTTTTTATAAATTTATCTAATTTTGCTTCAGCACTACCGAATTTTTTAATGTCAGTCATAAAAATTTTATTCTTAGTATAATATTTTGAAATAAAATTTTTAACAATACTAAGAAGCCAAAATTTTTCTGGTATTTTTTTTAAAATATTTAAATTTGTGTTTATAATTATGAAAAAAAGGAAGTAATCATAGACATTATCCCTATTAATAGTTACTGTATAAATATTATAAGTAAAAATATATTTTTCAGCAAAACATCTAAGGCATTCTATATAATTTTTAAATTTATATTTTAAATAAATAGTTTTCGTATATTCATGATAATAATTCCATTGCTGATTTGTTGATGATATTTCTTCGGTATTTGGGTAAACGTCTATACGGCTTGGTCTCCCACTAAAATCACTATATTTTAATCCATCAAACACCAAATATTTTTTTTCGTTTTTGTACTTGAAAATATTTTTAAAAATTTTCAAAATATCGGTTAAATCAGCTAAATATACATAATTACTAGAAAAAATTTTATTAGAATCAATAATTCTTTCAGTATAATCATTATCATTATCTTTAAAAAGTAAAACATTAACATAAGGTTCTCCGTATAGAAATCTTATATAATTATTAAATTTAATTTCTTCAATATAGGGCGTATAATATTCATTGTAATCATCTATACAATCATGTGGATAAGATTTAGGTTCATTAAAAATATTTTTAAATTTTATCCTTGAAATAACCTTTGAAATAATATTAATATTTGACATTTCTTGTTCAAAATATCTTTTAGTACTTAGATCTCTATACCTTGTTTCAAGAAAATTAGGATTAAAGTTTTCTTTAATAAAAGAATCTGTAAAATGAATTTTACATGAAGTACATGTGGGTATTAAAATATTTTCGTATAAAATTGTAATAAAACATCTATAACAAATACATATAGAGCATTTATTACATTTAATATAGTATGTTACAGTTTCGTAACATATTTCACAATCTTTTTCATCTAATTTTTTCCGATTAATTAAATTTTTCTTTATATCAAGGTCTATTTCTTTCATATTATCTTTTTCTTCAAAAATTTTCTGGGTTCTTAGTTTGATACAATTTGGATTATTTGTTAAAACTTTTCTCTCTTTTTTTTTAAAAATATTTGCTTTTTCAGGTATATTAATTTCTCTTGAAAAGATATTGTTATATGTAATTTCCATAGAGTTATTATATAAATTATATATTTATAAATTTTTAAATCAATTTTATTATATTTTGCCAAAATATAATTATTTTTCAGAAACAATATCTCTTGCAATTTCGTAATAAGAATTATTGTATGTAGCTTTTCTTAAAAATAAGACTGAAGTGATAAATTTAATAGAATTTATTGTTTCTTTTGTAAGAAGGTTTAAAAATTCATATGTTACCAAATTATTTCCAGAATATTTTAAAAGTTGATAGTAGATTCTTGCTAAGCCAATTAAATGATCATAATAATGAATATTATTATTTTGATCATAATATGAAAAAATTTGTTTTGGTTCTGGTAGTGTGAATTTTACTTTATTTTTTATAATAACAATATCTTTCAATCTTAACGATTCTAATGAATATGAAACAAATCTTATATTATTTTTGTATAAAAGTGAATATTTTTCAAGATTTTGAAGATAGTTAATATCTTCATTAAATTTTTTTATATTTTCACAAACAATATTTGTATAGGAATCGTATATAGAATTTATAGCATCTTTTTTATTTTCCTTAAGATTAATAAAATTTTTTGCGTTAAAAATTTCTATAATTTCTACTAATTTTTTAATTGAAGATTGTGTTAAAATATTATTTTTAAGTAAATTTTTAAATGTAATGATTTTAATTGGTGATTTTTTTTTAGATGAAGTTAGGAGAATGTCGTCATTTAAAAATTTACTTTTTAAAGTTTCTGGTATTGATGGAGGGTTAATTTTTTTAAAATTACATAAAGTACCGTTAACATTTAAATGTTTGTTAAAAACTGTAAAGTGGTGATCATAATGTTTATTTGAAAATATAATTTCGTGATAGTTAACGGAATTTTGTTTAAGAAGTTCCAAAAGATCTTCTGGAGAATTTGGAAAAGAATTATTGTTTTGAGTTTTATCTATGATTTCGTGATGGAAAAATTTAAAATGATTTTTAATTCGTGAATTAACAGTAATATAATTTCCTTCATCATATAATTTATTAATTTTTTTTATCATTGAAATATCAGGATTCCAATTATTATCAAAAAGAACGTCTTCAATATCAACATTTATATTTAATTTTTTGTTAGGAGTTGTTAATTCGTAAACTAAAATATCATTATTATTTTCAATAATATCAGTTTTATAAACATTCTTATAATTTGCGTTTAAATCTTTGAGAAGTGAAACAATAGTTGAATTATCTGAAATAAGATTTTTAACTTCTAGAATAGAAGGAAAGTAGTAAGACCAAACATTTTTATTAATCCCTATAGAACGATAAATTATAGTTTCTGTAAAATCATTATTATAATCATCTATAATAGATTCTTTGTAAAGACAGTGTGAATTAATCATTAAAAGTTTTGTATCATATGTTATAATTTCTAATAATTTTTTTATCATTCTTAATTCAAAATTTTCGTTTGGATATTCTTCTGGGAGTTTGTTACAGAAATTAAAATTAATTTCGTAAAAATTAAAATTTAAATTTGGAAATCTTTTTATAAGAATCTTTTTCAACCCTAATTTAATAAAGGATTTTTTATGAAAAATGTATATTGGGTCTTGTGAACCAATATTTAGAAATAAACGTATTATAAAAAGTTCCCCTGAAAGTTTTTTAAAATAAATATGATCATTTTGATCTAATACTAGAAATATCATCTTATTTACTAAGAAAAAATCTTATTTTGTATTCAAATTAATAAAAAAAGTATGAATCTAGTAAATTATTTTCTTCAAGAAGGATTAATTTGTATCTTTTTATGAGATCTGTATTACAAGAAGAACCTACAACTTTTTTCTCGATAAGTTTTGGAATACCAATAATTTCAGGATCGTTTATAGCTTGAACATCTTTTTCAACAGTTCTAAATTCTATAAGATGTTCGAGTTGTGTCATTAAAGTTAAAATCTTTTTATTATGAACTATATGTCCGTGGAAAAATGAACTTCTAAGAAATAATATTTTTTTAGCACCATCTAATACAAGTTCGTCGATAAAAAGTTTTATGATTAAGAACAAATATAAATATGAATCAGCGTGAAGAAACACTGAATTATTACCCTTTAACATAAAATGAATTTTCTTAAAATCTAAGAGATTATTCATAACAAATTTATTAATATATTCAGAAAGAACGAGATATTGAAAATCTGCGTTTCTTAATAAGTGAAGTTTGATCATATTTTGAGGTGTAATATAGTGACATATAGCTACACCATTTTTCACGGGATCAAAATTTTCAAGATCGGAATCAGGAGATTCTATATATTTTTTAATACTTTGATTATCACGATTGTAGTAATATTCAAATGAAACTGGGAATAATGTATGTTCTATAATAATAGGAATTTGATATTTTTGACAGAAATAAGACATAGCGACATCACATGCTGTATCTAGTGTATAATTTTGACCATTATGACAAATGTTTATAAAATCAGTTTTGAACGTGTGAAGTTTTGGTTCTAAAATTTTTAAAGCGGCTCTCGAAATAAAAATTCCTGAACCACCTAACGGAAAAGTAATTTTTTGAGCAAAAAGTGATTTAGAATTTATGTATCTTTCTTGATGAATTCCTCCTATCACCAACGGAACGTTGTAATTATATTTTGAAAGAATTAAAGAAGTTCTTTCAAGATTAATATAATTATCAGTTCCTACTACCAGATAAAATTTTGATTTAAAATTATTATAACAGAATTTAAGTCCTAACCATTGTTTATCACTTGCAGACATCATATCATCTTGTACACCTGGAAGATGGACACATCTATATTTTACAGATTCATGAAGATCTGGATGATAATCTGTACTTTCACCACAAAAATATCTTACAATTATATTTTTATTTTGAGGTATATCAGCAGCCCATGTAATATTACAAGTATTTATTTGATTAATATATTTATGACCTTCAACATGATTATTTATGACACAAGACATTACTATAATACATAGATCACAATCAAACTTTTCTAAATTCATTTATAACATTAATTAATTAATATTAATTAATTAAATTTTAAAATTTTTTTTAAAGCCATAATTCGTCTAATCCCACTCTGTTACCGAATGATATAACAGGATTCTGTTTTGAATTACCTATATATTCATAAGTAAGTTTTTTGATAAGATCATTAATTTTTAAATTTGGGACTAAAATATTTTTGAGAACACTTGTAAGAATTCCACTTTTATTTATTTCACCTTCTTCTTGAAAATCATTACAAGCAGAAATAAAAACTATGTTTCCTTTTGTATATTGTTGTTTTGAATCTTCTATAACCATATAAGTATTATCTTGATGAAGGATACAATTCCATCTAAGATCTATTCCTGTACCTGAATTACAGCAATCTAAAGTTCCTCTACATATAGAATTTTCATTTACTTTATTTGCAAGATATTCTCTTAAATCGTCATCAATTATAAATCCAGAAGTTTTATAATCTATAGGAACTATGGCTTCATCAAAACCGTCTTGTTCATCACCATTTTTATCAGCAACGTTAAGACCGTGACCAGAATAGTGAAAGTACATTCTTAATTTTCCATTAAAAGGTTGAAAAGAAGTGTTAGGATTTCTTTCATAATTTAAAGCTGGATCATATGAAAGTAACCATTTAATTCCATTAATAATATTTTTTTTAGTAGGTTTAATTTTTGATGATGGTAAATCAGTGAGTACTAATATATTTTCTTCTTTAAAATCATAGTTTGAAATTAAATTTTCTTTAATAATTTCGACATCTTGAACACAACCAGAAAGTTCATTCTCTGTTCCAAAATAGTTAATTCCAATTAAAAGTGCCTTTGAACGTATACCAAACATTTTTTAAAGATTTAAAAACATTAAAATACTTCGTAATTAATAGTTTGAATCCATAAAGGTTTACCAAAACTATAAAATAATTTATTTTCAATTTTTGTAAAAATATATGTAGCGTCTATAATATAAAAATCTGAAGTGTCGTTTGTTATAATTTTACTTTTTCTTGGAGAAATTGTAACAATACCTAATCTATAATATAAAATATTAGGATCATTAGAAAGTTTATTTCCCTCTAATATTAATGAGGAAGCTAGCTGAGAAAATCTCATTATTTTCGGAAAGGCAATTTCTGAAGGTTCAATGTCTTGGAATATTAAAAAATAACCTATAATACCATCCCTAATATCTGTATGATATTCATCTTTTACAGAATCGGTAATAAAAGAGTAATATTCTAAATGATAAATATATTGATATATATCGTATAAATTACTAAGAACTGTATTGTAAAGATACATTGAAAGATTTAAGCCATCGGTATTTTCAAGGGAAATAAAATTTTTAAGATCGAATGATTCTAAATTTATCATATATTCATTTTGTAAAATAGAAAGATCATCTCTAGAAAAATAAAAATTATTTTGTTGAAGTTTATGAATGAATGAAATTTTATTAATATTGAAATCTTTATTACTTGATTTGAAATTAAGAAATGATGGAAATATAAAATAATAATTTGGATATCTGTTAGTTTTCCTGTTAAAAAGTTCTTCTACAAGATTTTCCTTTTCGAACAATTCTGTAAAAATATTTACAAATGTTTTTTTATCTTCAAGACTTTTAACACCAAATTCAAAAATTCCAGGAATCTTATCATATAATTCTTTAGTGATTTTTAAAAGTTCTTCTTCAGATTTTTTCTTATCTAATTTTGTAATATGACTTACACTAAGTTTTATATCTGAAATAATTTTTGTTTGTATCTCATCATATATAACTTTTCTCAAAATTTCTGAAGTGTTGTTTGTAAGAGTAAATATATAATCACCGTTTTTTTGAAGTTCTCCTTTTCCAAGAAAATCTTTATTATAATTTTTAATATTTTTTCCGTATATGACACCATATATTTCTTTTTCCATATTTTATTTAAGGATATTTTACAATTTGATTAATAAATACATTATTTTATAAATTTTAAAATGAAATTTGTACTAGGAAAACGAAAAAGTATATTTGAACATTCAACTATTAAAAAACAAAAAATTAATGAAAATTTTTACATAAAATATGTTTATGATTTTTCAAAAAATAAATTTATAATTTTAAAAAAATAATTAATAAAATATATATTTTATATATTTTAATTTTATCATATTGATGAAAAATCTTTTTTAACAATATTTTTTAAAAAAGATTAATGTTAAAACTTAATTTTAATTATGATTTTCCAGGAAAAGATTTTCTTAGAACTTTAATTTTTAAAAAATATGTAAAATTAGATTCTGAAAATTTAGTATTGGAAGTTCTTTGGAATGATTTTTTTTCTGAAAATATCAATAAAATTTCAGAAAAAAATCAAGATCTTGAAAAAAGTAAACTTAAACGGAATGATCATATATTAAATTTTGATAAACGTATTAACGAAATTATAAGATTTTCATCAGGAAAACCTTCAGATATAGGTTTATTTTATTCTTTGCTTTCGTGTTATTTATATTCGGTTTCTGTTAATTATGAACAACTAACTGTATTTAAAATAATTATTAATGATTCACAAGATGATAAATACACTACGTTGTGGAATGAAATAATTTACAGAATTTTTGCTTATCAGTTATTACCATTTGCTTATCCAAAAAGTTATAGTGGGAAATATTTATATAACCCATTTTACAAAATTCCCAATCACAGAACTGTAATGAATTGGTTTAAAAAATCTTTGGGGAAACCTATCAGTGATTATGATTTTGATAAAAAATTTAGGAATAATTGTATAAATCCTTACTGTACAAAAATTGTAGATTCACAAATTAAAGTTTCATTTTTCATGAAAAATCCTAAAGAAGCTGAAAAGATAATTATTAATAAAATTCATCCAAAAATTTTTGAATTTTTGGATCCTAGATATTGTTGTATTGCGGGTGGACTTCCAATGATGGCCTTACTTAATTGTAAAAGTACAGAATTTGATTTTCAAGAAAATTTGAAAAAAACAGATGTAGATATTTTTATCTATGGTAAAAATACAAATAAAAAAATAGAGTATGTTCACAATCTCATAAAAATTTGCGAAGAAATCAGTATTGATCATTCTATTAAAAATTGTGTTTTAACATTTAGATTTAAGGACTACATTAACATTCAAATTATATTAACTGAAAATATAAATCCCAACGATTGTATTATGTCTTTTGATTTTTCATGTGTTAAAGCAATGTATCTTCCTCAAGGAAAAAGTAAATGGAGTTACCCTCATTCAACTTCAGGTGAAACATTGGGAACTTTTATATGCGCTTCTTCATGGTACTATACAATAATTACATCCCATTGTTCAACTTTTTTAGATGGAATTAAAATTGACAGACTTTATAAGTATACTAAAAGAGGATTTACAATAGTTGATTTTAAAAGTCCTATGAATAATATTGATGAACGTCTTGAAAATGAAGATGATTTTTTAATTAAAAATAATAAAGATGGATTAATACAAACTAAAGGAAGTCATTTAGAAACTGATTTTATAAAAATTTTACAAAGTAGAGTACCACTTGAATGTTTAGGAATTTCTTTTAATTGTAAATATTCTGATGTTATCGAGGGTATTTATCCTATAGATGGTATTTCATATATGAAAGATTCAAAAGGAAATATTGTATATATTTATATTAAAGCTGACACACCTGCTTTTACAGTTTCTTATATATCAAGAATTGCTTTCAAAGAAAAAATTGATGAAAAGTTTAATAATTACATCCCAATGATCGAAAATATTTTAGAAAATATCTTTCCAAAAGATCCAGAAGAAGTTCATAAACTAAATTCTTTTTTTGAACTCTTGGAAAACTCAAGATATAAAATTGAAATTCAGGATTTAATAGAAAAAATTCCTTTAGAAGAAGATTTTTCTTCTAAAGAGATTAAAATTGAACGTATTAAAAAATTTTTTAAAATTGTTAAATGTATGATTGATAATAAAAATACAAAATTTACAAAAATTTATAAAGGAAGTTTTGGAACTGAAATAGGAGAAAATTTTAATATTTCGGAACTTTTCTTAAAAACTTATGTTAAAGATTCTCAATGGGTTCTTCCATTGTACAGAGAATATACATGTAAATCATATATTCGTTTTCCCATAGAAAAAAGAACTGCAGTATGGACATATACATCTGAACCTATTGATCTTTCAAAATTAAAATGTTGTGTTATTAATTCTATTACATTTATTGAAATATATCATTATACCAAAGAAAATAATATTAGGTTTTTAAACAGAAATTTTATTCAGAAAAATTTTACAGATTCTAATGTTATTATTAATACGAATCCTCCTTCTAAATCAAATCTTACAGTTTTTTACATTAAATTTGAAGAAGGTAAATTTCAATTATATAATATTAAAGGAAAACTTAAAAATAATGTAAATTATGAAAGTCTTACAGAAATTGTACATCTTTGTATTAAACATGATGTTTTAGGATCTTTATTTAATTTGGAAGATATAATCGATAATAAAATTAAAATTGATTATATGTTTTTTTCAGGATGTCTTACAAAACAAAATTCTATTATTTATCCTGGTACTCATATTTTCCCATTTGTTAAATTTAAAAGTTCTTACTAATTTCTATTAATTTTTAATAGAAATCAAACTGAAATAAAAATCTAATTAAATAACAATAAGATAAGCTTTATTAAATGGATAGTAATTTACCAAAGGATTTATCATTTATAAATTTTACAGATTCTAAAAAAAATATTATTTATGGTACATTTAATGGATATTCCATACTCGATACTTTATGTATTTACCCAGAATTTAGTTCTGAAAATCTTTCAGTTATCGAAGACGGTAGTAGATTAGTTTATAATAAAAATGGTTACAATATTAGTTATAATAAAACCAATAAAAATATTTTGATTTATAGAAGTAATGATTTGGAATTATTAAAAACTATTAATTCTAATATTTACGAAGAAACATATGATATTTTATTGTGGGATATTATGCTTAATGATTATATTATAGGAATTTCAAGAAAAGGAGAAGCTATAATTAACTGTTATTTAGGTGATACATATATTGTTATTGTTACATCCCTTCATTTACTTGTTTATTCATATTGTTTCAAGACATTCGATAAAAATTCTGAAGAAGAACCAAATATAAAAATTTCTATGATTATTGATTTACCTGTTTTTATTAATTTTCAAATTATTGAAACCTATTCTAGATTATTGATCGCTTTTTCTGAAAAAGATACAAATATAATTACATTAATTGATATTTCTATAAAATTTGGAAAATTAACACCAGAAGTAACAAATTTTGTATGTACTGAAATAGATAAAATTGATAAAATAATTTTTAGCAAAGATTCTATGTTAATGGCGGTTTCTTCCGTTAACGGAAAATATATAAATATTTATAGAATAACATACATTAAAAATCCTATATTAGTAAGAACTTTTTATAGAGGAATTTATGAAACTCAAATTACAGGAATGGATATAAGTAAAAATAATGAACTTCTAATAGTAATTTCTAAAAAAGGGAAAATTCATATATTCGATATTAAAGGTATTAGAAAGAGAGAATCATATATAGACAAACTTTCATATTTCAATTTACCATGGTATTCTTCTAATACTATAAATTATGAATCTATGCAAGAAACTGTTCCTGAAAATATTAATATTAAAAAATTTAAAATTGAATTTGAAAATTTAGAAGTTTCAAACATTTCTGTTAAAGTAAACATGTTAAATGTTAACAAAGATTATTTTAGATCTTTTTCAGAATTTGATTTACCTGAAACGAATATGAATTTTTTATGTGGATTTATTATGGAAGACAGATTAGAAAAAATCGTTATCATTTCTTCAAAAGGCCGTTATTACAAATTTTTACTCGATGATAATTCTAATATTATTGATGATGAAATGTATTCCCGTAATGTAATTCAATTTATAAAATCTTAAATTGATTTAAAAATACTTTTTTAAATAAAATACAAAAAATGTATTCTTTTGATAATTTAATTAAAAATACTATTTACGCAAGTATTTTAACAGTTACATTTCTTATCAATTATTTTCAAGAAGATTCTGAAATGGAATATTCTTTTATGGAATAAAATTTAAAATTATACTTTAGGAAAGTATAATAATCTTTAGTTATTAACATGCTAGATAAACTACCCAATTTTAAAAAATTTTAATACATAATGTTAGAAAATCATTATGTATTTACAAAGAAAAAGAAAAACAATAAACGAAAAAACGAAAATAAAACGAAACACGAAAATAAACAGAGAGGGGAGGAGAGGAACTATCTAATTTTTTTGATTTTTTTTGATTTTTTTGTTTTTTATCGATTTTTACCAAATTAAAAAAAATGACAATCAGCGAACTCTTCTTTTGTAAACACAATCGGGTTTCCGACGGGAGTTGCCTTGAACTTCGACATGATTTTGGAGCTGATCATATCTATGCGAGAAATTAAAAAGGGTCTGAAATTGTAAACATCACCTTTAATGAAATCAAAAGTGATCTCAATTTCTTTGCACAAACTGAAAAGCCTGTTCGAATCACAGAAGAGAGAAAAACACACAATGTACCGAATAAATCTGAGGATATGTCCTGTACATATTTTTTTTCCTGCAAATTTATTAGCACATTTCTGAAGGCAATCGCAAATGATGATATCTGCTTCAAAAGCTTTGATGATATAATCTCTGGCTTGAACGTTGTTCAACACTGTCATAAGTTTACTGACTCGCTGATACGAAAGAAAGGACGAAATTGTTTTTGAAATACCAAAATTCTCGATCAATCTAAAGATTTTATTGTTAATGGAATTTGTATTATTCCAATCATTATTGAAGTGAATTTTGTCCTTCATGTTGATCGAAGAGCTAGAATAACTTTCAATGACTGTTCTGCATGTGGTCGATCCACAATTCTTTTTCTTGGACAAGTCTTTGAATTTGACGATCAGGTCGGAAGCGATTTCCTGATCAAAACCATAAACTTGGATATCGGAGACAAAAGAAAGGATATTTTGAACTTTTTCCTTGTCACAGAACAAAACATTTCTCGAAAAATCATTGTAGCAGCTGGCTCTAAATTTGGTGTGCATGTGATGAACGGTGGTGCATTTGTTATTTTTGAAGAACATGAAAGCATCGAAGGAACGCTCACTTTCGGGAATCTTAAACTTCCAATCAAAACTGATTATTGGGATTTGGGGATTAGATTCCGAAGGGGAGTTGGTACCAGGAGGGAAGCATGAGGGGAGGGACTTGCCCTTGCCTTGAGCGCATCTCTTTTGAGGGGGCATTCCCTGAAAATTCTTGTCTGTATGCTTGGATACGCTATAACGGGTGATAACATATCATTGCAAAAAATTAAGTATTTTTTATCAAAATTAATACATAATGTTAGAAAATCATTATGTATTTACATAGAAAAGACGAAACTAAAGACAAAAAGACGAAACTAAAGACAAAAAGACGAAACTAAAGACAAAAAGACGAAACTAAAGACAAAAAGACGAAACTAAAGACAAAAAGACAGAATGTGGGTGGTTTACATACATAGATAAAAATAAAGCTATACTAACTGAGTGTGGTAATTTTTTTGGTTTTTGATTTTTTAATTTTTTTGGTTTTTGATTTTTTAATTTTTTTGGTTTTTGATTTTTTAATTTTTTTGGTTTTTGATTTTTTAATTTTTTTGGTTTTTGTGTGTCGTCTAATAGAATTTGCAAAAAGCCAATTCTTTTTCCGTAAATACAATCGAATTTTTGCGAGGAGCTGAATTTTCGATGGGAGGCAAACTAAAGTGATTTTTGAGTTTGGCTGCAATAAAGTTTCCAATTTCTTTTGTTTTGGGATTGGTAATTCTTTTGAAATTTGAACATGAAAAGGAATTCATATTCTCAGAGAGCATAGCACAGGCTTCAAAAAGTTTATCAGAATCTGAGAACAAGGAAAAGGAAACAATATAGCGGACAAATCTCAGGAGATTTCCTATACAAGCGTCTTTACGCTGACGGTAATGCGAGGACAGCGATTTTTCCATGCAGTCGCAAATGATGATGTCACTTGTGAATACTTCGGGCAAAAGCTTTTCGATTTCATCAGTTTTATTGAGCTCTGTAAGAAAATCACCTATTTCTTGACGGCTTGGAAAGGAAGTCATGCTGCCGCAAAATCTGAACTTTTTGAGTGCTTCGAAGATCTTAATGGCAATTCCAGTTGTGTTGTACAACGGAATTTCGGAAATTTTTTTGATATCAAACGATTTTGCAGCAATGAAATCCTTGATTTTTCTGATTTCCATTTCAGAAATATTTCCGTTTTTTAATGTCTGAGCGAAATAGTCGTAGAAATTTTGTGATTCTACACCATAGAATTCGATGTCTTTGACAAGAGAAAGAATCTTGTCTGTTTCCAGTGATTTTTTGAGCATATAGAACTTGTTTCTGGAAAACAAGGTTCTATCATCTGTGCATAAATTTTTGGGTATCATATGATGCACGAGATTGCATGTATTGTTTGTGAACAATACGTAGGGAACAAAATATGGATCAGGTTTGGGGGCCTGAGGAAGACCAAACCGAGGAGTTTGAAGAAGACCAAACCGAGGAGTTTGAGGAAGACCAACCGGAGGAGTTTGAAGAAGACCAAACCGAGGAGTTTGAAGAAGACCAAACCGAGGAGTTTGAGGAAGACCAAACCGAGGAGTTTGAAGAAGACCAACCGGAGGAGTTTGAAGAAGACCAAACGGAGGAGTTTGAAGAAGACCAAACGGAGGAGTTTGAAGAGGCTGTTTCTTGGTAAAATGAATTTCACCGGTGGAAGAAACATTGTTTTGTCTGGGCCTCTTATTACAAAGGTTTTCATTCGGTGATTCGTGGTCTACGTGGATGCGCTTTTTGTTAGGCTTACGGGAAGGGGATCCAGTGGAAGAAGGTTGAGCGACCTTCTTTTCGGGATGTATCGTTCCTGAAAAAGGTGTTGAGTTTTCCTTTCCGGAAAAGGGGTGTTTCGCTTGTTGTCTCTCTTTTACAGGGGACTCAGTGAAGAGATTAGACTGGAAAGTGCTAATGGATCTATACACGCTTTTCTTCACTGTACAAAGAGGAAACGGTGGAGCTCCACCAAGAGCAGAGCTAGGAGCGGAGGGCTTATTGTCGTTTTCATAACGCTTAAAGGGGGGTAACTGATCAAAAGAAATATTGTCAGATATCCCTAGCTTTGTAGAGTTTGAAATGTTCATAGAGGACACTATACGCGAGTATAAATGGACTGACGCGCGTGAGGATAACAAATTATATTAAAAAATAAAGATTTTTTATCAATTTATTATATATAATAATTAATTTAATTATTATGAAAATTTAAAAACATCTGTAATTAAGATCTTTAAATGGGATTATGATAGGATCGCCTATTTGTGTATTCTTTAATAAATTACTTATTTGTTTACTAATAAGCTTAATTGGTAAATAAATACTTTTTTTAAAAATGAAACTATCTTTTTCATTTTTAATTTGTAAAATTTTTTCAAATATTCCTTTAGAATCAGAAAACAATGAAAAACATACTATATAACGTATAAATCTTAAAAGGTGACCTGTACAAAATTTTATGTACTCGTTTTTATTAAGAAGTTCTTTTTCTCTACAATCACAAATAATAATATCTGAAACAAATACTTGTAATAAAAGATTTTTAATTTCTGGAAATTGATTAAATTCTGTTAGAAAATTTTCAATTTTATTAATATCTGGAAATGATGTTATTCTTTCATGAAAATTATATTTCTTAATTATGTAATAAATAATTTCAGAAATATTATTAGTATTTATTTTGGAAATATTTGAAATAAATGAATATCTATTTGAATCTTCTAAAATATTACAAAAATGAATTATATTTTCATTTGTTACTAACCCTAATTTAAAATCTTCAAAAATTGAGTCTTTTAAAATTTTTTTATCTAACATAAATATTTCAATATTATTTACAAGAGAAAATATATTTTGAATTTTATTGAGATCAATATAGAGTTTATTTTTGGAATATAATAATTTTTGATTTACACACAAATCTTTAGGTAACATATGATGTACAATATTACAATTGGAATTTGAAAAAAATTTTAGAGGTGTAAAAAAAGATTTTTTAGAACAGTTTTGTATAAATCTTTTGAAATTAATATGAATATTAGATATTTTTATTTTAATGAAATTACCGATTTGTTTTCTTAAAAACATTGTCTCAGATGTTTATTAACTTTCGCGTTTTAATTAAAAAATTAGGTTTTCTATTTCAAATTTATACATAATGATTTTCTAACATTATGTATTTACATAGAAAAAAAAATATAAAGATATTTACAAGAAACTATGTAAGGAAAGAAACGAAGAACGGAAAACGAAGAACGGAAAACGAAGAACGGAAAACGAAGAACGGAAAACGAAGAACGGAAAACGAAAGAACTGAAACTATCTATTTTTTTTCTTTTTTTGTGATTTTTCATTTTTTTTTTTCTTTTTTTGTGATTTTTCATTTTTTTTGATTTTTCATTTTTTTCTTTTTTTTTGATTTTTCATTTTTTTCTTTTTTTTTGATTTTTTTTGAAGATTATTCCCGTTTTAGAGTTCATCTTCGAAGATCGAAAGATATGTCTCTCTTCGAAGATCGGAAATGTTGTTTTCATCCAAAACAGCCTTGACCATTTCGATGATGTTTTCCTTTGAGATCAGGCCTTGTTGAAACTTCGTCATGATGCCTCCAAGGATTCCTTTGATGTGGTCGTCAGAAGAGATTCTGATGTCGACCAAATCTGAGAACCCAGAAAGACAGTTGATGAGTTTCGAAACTTTTCCGTTTGAACATTTGAGCCTGTACTCCTCTCCCTCGATCGTTTCCACGAAGATCTTCAGAATCTCGTCTCTGTGTTCAGAGTGGTACATTTCTGGGAAAATGTAAATGAACGCGGAGAAAATATCTGGGCAGTCGAGGAACGGGATGATGATCTCGTCTGAGAGATGTTCGAAGAAGACCTTGATGGTTTCGTCTGAAACTCCAAGTTTGGACAGGAGAACCTTCATTTCGGTTTGATCGAAAGTTTTGTTCTCCCATTTCTTCTTGAGAGCAAGAAACGAATCCTTCATTGTGATTTCAACGGAAGTTGTGTGAACTTGTTCTTTGTGTGTGTAGATTGTTTTGATTTTCTTTTTGGGGAGAGAAAATCTCTGGTATCTTCTGTAGAGTATGGTGAAGCAATCTTTGAGTATCTCTGCGTCGAGGTAGGAGAAGATTTTCCGAGGAAGTTTCATCCTGGCCTGTCCGAGAATCTCCGAGATCGCAACATCAACGGTCTCAATGTTGCATGTGGGCATTGGCATCATCTGCATCCTAAAGTGAGGATAGTTCCCAGTGGAATCACGTTTGAAGAAAACGTTGAGAAAGAACTGGGAATCGGAAGATCTGAAGGAGAAGGAAAAGGTTTCTTGAACTGGAATCAAGATGGGTCTTCTGTGTTTCTTGCCGAAAGACGGTGTTCTGGAAAATGTGTACCATTGTTCAGAATTCATGGTTGAGCGTTTGCGATGTGAGATATTTCAATATTGTTATTTGCCTTATTGAAATTGCATTTAAGTTAAAAAAAGTAAGTATTTTATATCAAAATTATATAATTTGTATTTTTTAAAAATACAAAATTTAAAATTTTTAATCAAGTTCTTCTACAGTAGGTCCACTAGAAGGACCACTACCATTAAATTGGCTATTGGAAGAAGGATTATTTGAATTGTTTTGAAGATTTGAGAATAATCGTTGAGAAGATTCTTGAAGTTCTTTCATTCTTTGTTCATAAATTTCTGCTTTTTCATTTGGATGGTCTGACAACCATTCAGAATGTTCGTTAAGAACTGTATTAATCTTGCTAATATCTTCTTTAGCTGATTCCATACCTTCTTTAGAACTTGTATCACTAACAAGTGATTTCATCTGAAAGATTGTACTTTCATATTGATTTTTTGCTTCCACACGTTTTCTTACAAGTTCATCTTCTTGTTTATGTTTTTCTGCTTCACTAACCATTCTTTCAATTTGTTCCTTTGAAAGTCTTCCTTTATCATTTGTGATTGTAATAGTATTTTTCTTTCCTGACCCTTTTTCTAGAGCAGAAACATTAAGAATACCATTAGAATCAACATCAAAAGTAACTTCAATTTGAGGAACTCCTCTTGGAGCTGGTGGAATACCAGAAAGATCGAATCTTCCTAGAAGATTATTGTCTTTTGTCATTGGACGTTCACCTTCAAAAACTTGAACACTTACACCTGGTTGATTATCGGCATATGTAGAAAATGTTTGAGATTTCTTGATAGGAATTGTAGAATTTCTTGGAATAAGATTTGTCATGATTCCTCCTGCGGTTTCAATACCTAGACTTAGAGGAGTAACATCTAAAAGTAGAAGTTCATCAAGTTTTGCAGAACTTGAATGTCCTGATAAAATAGCTGCTTGAACTGCTGCTCCATAAGCTACTGCCTCGTCTGGATTAATAGATTTACATAATTCTTTTCCATTAAAAAAATCTTGAAGAAGAGATTGAACTTTAGGAATTCTTGTAGAACCACCTACGAGAACAATTTCATGAATATCATTCTTTCCAAGTTTTGCATCTCGTAAAACCTTTTCTACAGGTTCGATACATTTTCTGAAAAGATCTACGTTAAGTTCTTCAAATCTAGCTCTTGTAATACTTGTGTAAAAATCAATACCATCATACAGAGAATCAATTTCAATGCTTGCTTGAGGATTTGTACTTAATGTACGTTTAGCACGTTCACATGCAGTACGAAGTCTTCTAAGAGCTCTTGGATTTTCAGAAATATTTTTTTGATATTTACGTTTAAATTCAGATACAAAATGGGTAACCATTCTATTATCAAAATCTTCACCTCCGAGATGAGTATCACCTGCAGTAGCTTTAACTTCAAAAACTCCTTCTTCAATACATAGTAAAGAAACATCAAAAGTTCCTCCACCTAGATCAAAAATTAAAACATTTTTTTCTCGTTTAAGTTCTGATTGTTTATCAAGACCGTATGCGATGGCTGCAGCTGTAGGTTCATTAATAATTCTAAGAACATTAAGACCTGCAATTCTTCCAGCATCTTTAGTAGCTTGACGTTGAGAATCGTTAAAATAAGCAGGAACTGTAATTACGACATCTTTAACAGGTTTTCCTAAATATGTTTCTGCTGTCTCAACCATTTTTGTGAGAACCATTGAAGAAATTTCTTCTGGAGAGAAAACTTTTGGTTCATTTTTGTAATCTACTGAAATATAAGGTTTATCGCCTTCTCTTGAAACTACTTTATATGAAAAATGTTTAATATCATTTTGTACTTCTGGATCGCTAAATTTTCTTCCAATAAGACGTTTAGCGTCGAATACAGTATTTACAGGATTCATGGCAACCTGATTTTTAGCAGCGTCACCAATAAGTCTTTCTGTTTCAGTAAATGCAACATAAGATGGTGTAGTACGATTTCCTTGATCGTTGGCAATAATTTCAACTCTATCATTTTGCCAGATACCAACACATGAATATGTTGTACCTAAATCAATTCCAATTGCAATTTTGTTATTCATTTTTTTTTTAATTTATCAGTTATAAACTTTTTAATAATTAAAGAATAAAATAATTTTTTAATCAATTTGAAACTATAATTAAAAATTGGTATGTCACACCTAGAATATTCTGAAAAATTTCAGAATGGAATAAAACATATGATGAATGGTTTAAAATTTACGGAAAATTTTTGTTCTTGGGATAAAGCTTCTAATGAATATTTATTAGCTTATAAATATTTTATTTCAATAATTGGAGATGAAAAAGAAGAATTAAATTTTTTATTAGAGAATATTATTAGAGAATATATTAATATTTGCAGTAACAGAAGAATTGAATTAGAAAAACTCATTAGAATTAAGAAAGAAGAAGATGAAAAAGAAAGTATTATAAGAGAAGCTAAAAAAGAAAGTATTAGAAGAGAATCTGAAAAAGAATCTGAGAGAATTCTGAAAGTAAAATCTTATTACAATGATGAAGTAGTTTTAAATCATATGATAAAATCATCAAGTATAAATATAGTTAATAATTATATTGATGGTAAGGATTATGAAAATGAAAGTAGAAGAAATAAAAGTATAAATTCTTTTACTAGAAATTCTGATATAAATTTTAATATGAAATATAGATCTCAGAATAGTTCTGAATCTGGTTCAACTGCTAGTAATGAAAGTTCTGGAAATACGCCTAATGATAACAGAATTAATTTGAATAATGGAATTTGTGTTAATAAAAAATTTACTTCTAGTTCTTTTAAAGATTCACCTCTAAATAATAGTTCTAAAAATATAATTGATATACTTAAATCTCCGGGAAGATCGATGAGTACATTAGAAAAAATTAGCAAGATAAGTGAAAATTCATTTGATATAATAAATAGTGTTGATTCACATAAAAGTAATTTGATCGATATTACTTCCAATAATTTTGGAATTGAAAAATCAAAAATTTATATGAGTATACCTTTATTAAATGATATAATTTCAGAAGAAATTTCTGAAAATAAAACTATTTCAGTAAAAGAATACGTATATTTTTATGATGCTTACATCAATAAAATATACAGAAAAAAATATTTTTTTGAGTATGATTTTAGCGATAATTTAATTGATTTTTATGAAATTTGTAATACTAAAGAAGTATTGTATAATCTTTCTCATTTAGCAAATTATATTAACCCAGGATCTTGTCATTTAAAAAATTGTATATTTTTTGATTGTCCTTTAATAAAAAATTCTAATATAGATAATCCAGAAGTGAATTTATGTATTAATAAAATTAAAAAAGAAATGCTTAACAATAATTCTAATATAGAATGGTGTAAACATAATGGGAACAATATTATTACATATCCAATATTTTTCTATGAATTTATAGAAAAAGAAAATAGTATTGTTCAATATCAATTAAATATGTTTTTTACAAAAAATAAAAATATAGGAATTATTTCAAGAATTCTTGATTATAAAAGATGTAAAATGGAAATAATGTTCAAAAAAGGAATGAAAAGAATTTTTAAATGAATACTTGTTATAAAATTATTCCAAATATTTTCATTAGTACATTCGAATTGCTGATATTATTTTATTCATTACTTTCACTGGATATTTTTAATAATAATTTTTATATACAAATTTTGATATTGTTGAGAATTATTTATTATGCTAGATATGCTTTTATAACTAAAAAATATGGAATACATTACATATTTTTAAAAGAAATTTCGAGTCTGGAATTTTTTGATGAATTTATTACATTTCTTGGAACTTTAGTCATTAACAATCCTTTAATTATTAATCGGTATACATTATATTTTATGGGAAAAATTGGATTGATTTTTCTTGATTATTATCAGAGAATATATTTTAATAAAATTGAAAAATTACAGTGAATTAAATATTTCTATTATAGGCTGTCTTTTATAATTTTTTAATTTCATTTGATAATAAAACATTAGAGTATTGTTCGATGTAGATCTGTAAAATGAAAATAGATTATTATTTTTAAAAAATAATTGTATAAGAATCATTGTAACTGTACTACTAATCTTTAATACCTTCTGATTATATCTAAAAATTTTTTTATAATAATTTATTAATTGAAACAATGAAATTCTTGATCCTATAATACATGAACTAAGAATTGAAGTAGATGATTTTCCATCATCTATGAAATAGTAAAATGGATTTGCTCTAATATTTTCAAGATTGGACGTTAATTGAAATGTTACTGTATTCAAATTAAATTTTGTGATATCTAAAAGTTTTTCTGGAATAATGTCAAGTTTGTAAAAATAGTTAAAATCGATCCATGTATAAACTTTTGTATTTTTAAAATTATTAATAACGTATTCGATAAAATCTATTTTAAGATGTTGAAAAATAGCTTCTTTAGGATTAATACAATGATAATAATTATTAATTTTTCCGTTAGAAATTATATTTTTGAATCTATTAGAATTTATAATATCTTTTTCCCTCGAAAAATATTTCCAGAAATAAGAATTTTTAGAAAGCCATTCTTTAGTAAAAGGAATAAGATATACATTGTAATCAGTTATTAGTGATGATAGATGATAGAAATATTCTTTAGAAATAAATATGTATAGGGTATCAGGTTGATTTTTGTGAAATAATTTTATTAAAAATTTTAAAAGATAAATATCATTAGAATATCTACACTGAGAAGTACAAGAATTTATTTTAATGTAACTTGTTATATACGTATTAGATGTATATGTTAATTTGAATGTCATTTTGTAATAATTATGTTAATTATTATTTATTTGAATAAATTCATATTGTACATCATTTTCTGGAAGAACATATAAAGTAGAGTTTTCAAAAAGCATTTTGTAATTTTCTGAATTTAAATTTTTTAAAAGACAATAACTTTCAAGAATCATTAAAGGCATTACAGTAATTGTGTTCCCTCCTAAAATAATAATAATTATTTGAAATAATCGTACTATACTTTTTATGTTTAGAGGATCGTTAAAATGATTTTTAATTTTATGAAAATAGTTATTTTGAGATTTAATTACAAAGTTTTTTTGTGATGGATTAGATAATGATTCTTGTTCGATATTATTGTTAATTATTAAATTAGAAGTAGGAACATTAATTGAACTTTTATAAATTTCTAGGTAAGATTTTTTAAAAAATGTTTGTAAAGTTAATTTTAATGTATTTGTTAATTTAAGATCTATGGAAGATTTTATATTTTTTGATAAATAATTAAATAAATTAAAAATTTCTAAAGTTGTCATAGAATAAGAAATTAGATTGTTTTGCAATAAATATGAATTAAATAGTTCGACAACCATTAATATATTATTCATAATTCTTTGTTTTCAAACAATTATTTTAATTAATATTTTTTTAAATGATATAGATTATTAGATTTTACAATTTTAAATAATAATATTGGATGGTATTCTTGAACAAAACGATGATCAAGAAATATGCTCCATTCATTTTCCGTATAAGTAAAAAACATTGAAAAAGAAATTTTATTTTTTATGTAAGAAAATTTATATTCGATTTCTTGAAAAAGGAAACCTGTATAAACTGATTTTATTTCATGAATTTCATCTGAAGTATAAAATTTTATATTTAAATTTGAGTGAAGATTATCATAGTATTCACTGAAAGTAAATATTTCATTATCAGAAAAATTTGAGAGTATACCTTTAATTAAACATTCACTGAAAGAATTCATTTTAATCATTTATTGTAATATTTTTTAAAAATAATCTTGAATTTTCTATAATTTTTTGTTTCATACTTTTAGTAATTCTGATAATAGGACAGCATCTTGTTTTTCTAAGTTCGGAACCAAAATCAATGAGAAATAAGTGATATAATTGATCCCATATTTCACACCATTTATCACTTTTAGTATATCGTTTACCAGACATTTTTATTATATAATTACTTGAAGAAATATATGGTTTTCTCATGGTAATTCCTCCGTCAGCGTAGAGACCCATAGAATATACATTTCCTATCATCACCCAATCGTAAGAATCAGTAGAAAATTCCATAAACCATTTATAAACTTCGTCCGGATGTATTCTGCAGAGATTCATAAAATTAGAAACAACCATAAGTCTTTCAATATGATGAAGGTAACCAGTATTAAAACCTTTTTTAATACAATCATCTAATGGATCTATTCCAGTAGTTCCATAATACCAATCATCTGTAAGTTTTCTAGAATGACCAAAATAATTAGAACTTTTAATTTCGGAGTAGTGAAATTTATAGATATATCTTTGATATTCTCTCCATCCTGCTATTTGTCTTATAAAAGCTTCAATATTATTAACTAAATTATTGTTAGTTTTAGTTTTTCTTTTTGAAAATTCTCCCAGAGTTTTATCAATGACTTGTAATGGAGTTAATAATCCTACATTAAGAACACTACTCAAAAGACTATGATATAAAAAAGGTTCTGAGGGAATTATAGAATCTTGATATTTAGCAAAATTATCAAATCTTTCTTTAAAAAATTGTTCCATGAACATTTGAGAAGCATTAAAAGATACAGGTAAGAAAAAAGATTCTGTATTTCCCATATTTTCATAAAAATATTTGTCAACGAATTTAATTCCTGAATCTATACATTCATTTTCAAAAAAATCAGTATTATAAATATTTATTGTAGGAATTTCTCCTGGAGAAGATCTTACATATTTATTACCATCACCTATAAAGTTAATTCTCGAAAAAATTTTTTCTTTGAATTCTGAATCTACGGATCTTAGATAAGTAGGTTGTAATTCATTAACTGTTTGAGGTATAAAATTTCTATTTTCGGTATCTTTTGAAGATAATTTTGGAAGATTACATAATTTTACAACTTCATTATAAAAATTTTTATGTAAAAGTCTTTTACCTTTGAATTTATTATAAATAATTTCTAATTGATCATGAGATAATAAAAATCTTGGATCATCATCAATAATTTTAAATTCTATATCTTTACTGGTATAAAATAAATTCATAGAATTTTCAATATAATAATCTAGTGGATCAAAACAGTGAACTTCTGTAATTTTCTTTGTAAAAGGAGCATCATAAGATATAATATTTGAAATACCATAATCAATCAAATATTTTGAATAATATTCAAAACATGCTACATGATATACAATTTTCTTTTTGTTAAAATTAAATTGTAATTCTTCTCGTTGACCATAAAAAGATGGATGATGGTAGAGATATATCTTTGAATAATCAAATTCTTTAAGATATTTTGCAAGAAATTTATAAGAATAAATTTGATTCGGAAATAATATTAAAACTTTAGTCATTTACTAAATAGATTTTTTTTCTAAAGATGATTAAAATATAATACAGACTTAATATTTATTTTTCATAATTTAAATGGTAAATTATGAAATTTCAAAAGAAATAATAGGTAAGGGATCACATGGAACAATATATGCTACAAGTGAAAAGAATATTGTTGTAAAATGTTCTAAAACAATTTTTTCGTCGAAACATACAATTTTTACCAATACTAACATTGCAATTCCTAATTTTATCGAGCTTATAATTATGAATTCTATAAAACATCCAAATATTAATAGTGCTAAAGATATTAAAATTAATTCTGAGTTTACATTTATTTTTCAAGAAAGAGCAGTAGATAATCTTGAAAATTTTATTAAAAAAAATAAAGAAAATTTTATACCTTTTGATAAAATTCATAAATGGATGTTTGAAATAGCTTCGGGCGTTAAATGCCTTCATTCCATGAATTTTATACATGGAGATATTAAATGTCAGAATGTATTACTTTTTAAAGATGATACTATCAAACTTTCGGATTTTAGTTTATCCAGAAAACAGATTTGTAACGATTTTATTTTTAATAAACCTGTATGTACACTCACGCATAAACCATTAGAAGGTTTTTTTGAATGGGACACATCTTTAGATATATGGTCGTTAGGTATTACTTTTTATGAAATGGTTTACTTTGAAAGTCCTATAACAAAGGAAGGATTTGAATTACCCGAAAAAAAATATATAGCGATAAATAAAATTATTGAGTTTATAAAGATTAACGGTAATGATTCTATCGAATTTCTTAATTTTTGTGAAAGTAAATATACGCCATCATTGAAAAATAAATCTAAAATTATAATTTCGAGAAAAACAACATTTGATTCTAATAAATATTCTGAAGAATATGTGAATGTAAATATTTTTATTTCAAAAATTTTGATAGGGGAAGCTTTGAAAAGACCTTCAATTAATGAAATTATTTCAGATAAATTTTTTGTAGGATTTAAATTTACGGAAGGGACTTTTTTAGGGAAAAATATAGAAGTGTTAAACAATGAATATGTTGAGTCGAAATATATTAAAAAATTAGATATTGATCATCCAGAAGAGATCCTTTTTATAAAAAATATGATGATGAAAATGATTTTGCTAGATTTAAGTGATAAACGTAAATTAAATGTTTTAAAATTTTTTCTTTCAAGAATCCTTGACGAGAATTATCAAAAAATAAATTTGGAAGATATATTGTTAGTTCTAAAATATTTTAATTACAGAATATTCTAAAATGGATGAGAATATAAATAAATTATCAAAAGAATCTGCAATTGAAGAGCTAAAACAAAGTAAAGGAGGGACTATTATGATGTGGATATTTATTATAATTTTAGTTATTATAATTTTAGTATTACTAGGTTTGATTGTATGGAAGTATATTTCAGTACAAAATGTTATTAAAGGAATTTTAGAACAGATTAAACTTACACCTCCAGTTAATAATTTTCCTGATGGTTTCGATCAAAGTAAACCTTTTGTATATCTTCCTTCAAATCCAGAAAATTATGATCAGACTGTAGCTCAAACATTAATTGAAACTGCTGATATAGCTTCAAGTTATAATTTAACTCCTCATGCTACAAATGCTCCTCCTAATTTTATAGTAGCAAATGTCTATAATTCTTATTATACAAAAGGAAAAAATTTTGTGGCTGCGGTCACATACTATAATGCTACAGATTCTTCTTTAATTGTAGCTTTTTCAGGATCTGTTACAGCTTCACAGATAGATGCCGATTTTATTTTTGAACTTATAGTTACTAATTCTTTACTTCCAAATATCACAGATACTTCTGTTAAATCACATAAGGGATTTACTACGGTATACGCTAACATGAAAAATTCATTAACTGCTGATATTACTAATTATGTTAATAATGGTCTTAAAAATATAATTTTTACAGGACATTCTTTAGGAGGTGCACTTGTAACATTAGCTGTATTAGATCTTTCAAGTATTATTCAAAATACCAACATTACTATCTATACATATGGAAGTCCAAGAGTTGGTAATACTAATTTTGTTAATTTATATAATCTTACATATCCTAATACCATGAGAATTAATAATACAGAAGATATTATCCCCCAGATACCCATTCCTGGTTTTGCTGGTTATGATTATGAACATGTAAATAATAATATCCCTTTTACAATTTCTCTGGGTACAATATCAGATAATCATAATCTTTCCTATATTAATAATTTACCACAGTGTTTTGTAAATAAAGCTGTATGTTAAATTTACTAAATAATTTATTTAGTAATTACTTAATTAATGTGATCGTAGGTTCGTAATCATAACTTTCAAAAGTGAATATGTTATCTTTGAATTTTATAGTATCTACCTTTACTAACGAAATTCTTTCAATCGGTGTTCCTATAAAAATATATTTTTTCTTGATAATATCTTTTTGTGAATGGTATACATAAATATTAATTTTATCAATTTCATAGAAAGAAATCAATTTAAGATTTTCAGGTAAAGAATTTAGATCATATAAAATTATTTTATAATCATCGACTAAACAAACTATTTTTCCAGATTCTTTTTGAATAGTATTTAGAATATGATACACTGAGATTCCATTGTTTATTTTTAAATTTTTAATATTGATCATTTTATTTAGCCAACCTTTACATAAGTCAAATATTTTATTTTTTATTTTAAAATGAGTATTCCAATTGATACGAGTGAAACAGAATATAATAATTTTATTACGTATATTATGAGTATTTACGATCCGAACAATTCTAGTATATACCAATATATAAGTGCAAGCAAATTAATTTCGAGAATAGAAAATTATATATCTCAGTTGGAACTTTACAGAGATATATACATGATTAAAACATTAGACAGCAATGCACAAACTGATTTAGATGCTGTTAATTTTACATCTACAATTATAGACACTAACTATTTTGATTTATGTAGTAATTTATTACAGTTAGCAACACTTTTTTCAATTTTTATAAGAAATACATAAACTTTCATAAAAAATAATAAAAATGAATTTTAATATTATAATTATTTCTTGTACAGATTTGTATAATGGATATTCTAAAAATGGAGTTCTTCCTTGGAAAAATTATTCTGAAATGTCTTTTTTTAAAAGTAAAACAAGATTTCAGAATATAATAATCGGTTATAATACTTTTAATTCATTGCCTCATAATTCATTTATTAGAACAAAATTTAATAATAATCCTTCAAGTGTTATTATTTTTGAAAATAAAGATAATTTTGATATTTCAAAACTTTTTGGAAAATATTATTTAATAGGTGGTATCAAATGTATAGATTTTTTTATTGAAAAATATCCTGACGTAATAAGCAAGGTATATCTCAGTAAAATTCTTAAAGATTATAATTGTGATATGTTCTTTCCTAAATCTTTTCTGGAATTTTTTGAAAAGAATTTTAATTCAAGAATTGATAATAAAAGTGATTATGTTTTAACTACTTTTTATAAAAAATTTCATGAAGAATATCAGTATTTAAATCTTATGAGTGAAATAATTTCTAAAAATTCTTTTGTTGAAAATCGTACAGGAATTACAGCATGTTCAATTTTTGGAAGATCAATGAAATTTGATCTTAGAAATGGATTTCCGTTACTTACAACTAAAAAAGTACTTTTTAACCAGATTTTAGAAGAACTTTTATTTTTTATTTCTGGAAGTACAAATACTAAAATACTAGAATCGAAAAATGTAAAAATATGGTCTGGAAATACTTCAAGAGTATTTTTAGATAATCTTGGACTTGTAAATTATCCTGAGGGAGATCAGGGACCTATGTATGGATTTCAATGGAGACATGCAGGGATGGATTATATTAATTGTCTTGAAGATTATTCTGGAAAAGGAATAGATCAGTTGAAAAATGTTATAAAACTTATAAATGAAGATCCTTTTTCACGAAGAATATTAATTGTAAATCTTGATACTAGACAGCAGTCTAAAATGGTTCTTGCACCGTGTCACTGTCTCGTTCAATTTTACGTGGAAAATGAGTTTGTAGATTTATCTCTTTATCAGAGATCAGGTGATCTTTTTCTTGGAATACCTTATAATATAGCTTCTTATTCACTTCTTTTACTTTTTATATGTAATATTGTTGGTAAGAAACCTAGATATTTTACACATTTTTTAGGAGATGTTCATATATATTCTAATCATGTTTCACAATGTATGTTGCAGATGAGTAGAATTCCATATAAGTTTCCTAATATTAGATTAGATAAAAAATATGAAAATATAGATGATATAAACAGTAATTCAGTAATTTTAGAAAATTATGAACATCATCCATATATTAAAGCTCCTATGGCAGTTTAATTATATTTTTGTAAAATATAATTTAATTGGAAGTTAAATATTTACGTTCTTTTATAAACCGGATATCTGAAAAACAGTCTAGGAAACATTGAATGATATCTAAACAATAATCTTCAATGAAAATTTTTGAAGAATTTTTTTTCTCGACATTTGAGAGAAATTCATTTAAAATATTTTCTTTAATTGAAGAGATAAAAAGAATTGTGATTATATCCCTTATTTCTAACGAAAAGTAAGGACTTCTATTAAAAATAGATTGAAAAATGGAACTGCGGTAATTCTTTTTTGAATAGATCAGTTCACAATCTTCAAAAGTTTCAGTTGTAACGTATATCACAGCAAGTTTTCTTAAAAATCTTTCAGCTGGATGGATAAATTTTTTGGAAAAAAGATTTATGTAATGAACATCCATATTAATGGGAAATAAAAGAACGTTTATAAAATTAATTTTATTAGATATGTTAGTTTGAAATTTTCTTAGTTTATATGAAGATAAAAGAGGTGTAACACTTTTGATATTTGTATTAAGTATTAGTACTTCTGATAAATTTGTACAGTATTCTACACCTTTAATAGATTCTAAAAATGGACAGCTAATAATAGTTAGTTTTGTAAGATTTTTAAGATATTTTACAAAATTAATATTTGAAAAAGTAGATTTTGAAATTACAAGTTCATGAATATAACTTCCTATTTCATTATCAAGTTTTTCAATAAATGAAATATGTGTATTTTCATCTAGAAAAACAGTTTTCCACTTTTTTTCCAATTCTTTCTTAAGATATTTTATTCTGGTAATCATATCTTTCTCTTGTTTTGCAAGAGATTCTTTTTCAAGATTTTTAAGAGATTCTGATACAGGTTGAGGTTGATAGTTATTATTAGTTATGAAATTTTTATAAAAAGATAAATTCGGTTGATAGTTAAGATTTTTGTTAAATTTTATTTCTTCCTCTTTTTTTCTTAGAAAAGATTCATTGTAGTGTATTTTTTCTTTATATATAATTTGAGGATCATTAATTATATTTTTATATGAATTAATTT